TATCAACATATAAATCTGATAGTTTTTGAGATATAGCACCGAAGTGATTAATTCTATCTTCTACTTTATTAATTTCATCTGTTAGTTTTTTAATACCTGTTTCTAATTCAGCACATTTTTTATGTAGTTGTTCACCTTTTTGTTCTCTAAATGATCTGTCAATAGATTGTGTACATACAGGACAAGTTTCATTTTCAGCAAAAAACTTTATTGATTTATTATGTGTGTCTATATTTTGTTCTATCTTTGTTTCTAGTTTTAATAATTGTTTTAATTTATTATCTGCTTCTTCTTTGCCTTCTAATTCTGTTTTATATTCTTCTATTGACTTGTTTATGTTTTCTATTTTTGTGGTATATTCTTGTTTTGCTTTATTGTGTTTTTCTAGTTGTGCTTTCTTATCATCAATACCGCTTGTATTTAATTCTGATAAAGAGTTAAAGTGTTTTATTTCTGTATCATATTTTGTTTGTATCAAATCACATTTGTGGCGCATTTCTAAAACTTCTTTTGACAACTGACCTTGTTGATCTCTTAATATCAAGTCCATTTGTGTAAATACTTTTACATCTAATATTTCTTCAACAACATCTCGTCTGTATCTTGCTTTCATTTTCATAAAAGGTTCGTAAGAAGAAGAACCTAATATAACAACTTGAATAAATGACCTGTAATTTAACTTCATAATATTATGTTCTAAATATTTTTGATAGTCTATACTAGAGGCATTTTGATTTAACAATTGTCCGTTCTCATATATTTCAAATAGATTAGGTTTAACACTTCGTTTAACTTTATATTGTTTTGTTCCTACATCAAAGTCTATCTCTACTTCACAATCACTATTGTTGATAGTGTTTATCATTTGTTCTTTTTTAATTATTCTAAAAGGTTTATTAAACAATGCCCAACACAATGCGTCTAGCATAGTTGACTTACCAGAACCATTTGAACCTATAATTAAAGTCGTAGGAGATTTACTTAAATCTATTTCTATTGGTTGATTTCCTGTTGATAAAAAATTCTTATATCTTATTTTCTTAAATATTATCATCTTCTATTGTTCTTTGAACATTCATATTCAATACTATTCTTCTATCTATATCTGTTTGAGATACCCCAGCGTGTGGAAGAGGATTATCAAAAATAACTATTGAGTTAGCAATTGAAGGTACTAATGTTTCTGGTTTATCTGGACTTAAAATTTTTGTATATCCATTACAAGTATGAAAATTAAATACAGAAGTTATAACATCTGGATCAGGTGGAATTATATCAGTATGTAATCCAAATTCTATTGGTGTGCCTTGATTAGGATTTAAATTTAGTTTCATTTTGAGTATAGTATCACCTTTATAATGTTCATCCTGAAAATCTTTAAACACACTAAACAATGGCATTAATTCTTTTGAAGTAATTGTTCCATCTTTAATCACATTTACAAACATCCATTTACCATCACCACCTGTTGGACCATAATGAATAGATTGAGGTTGCCAATGCCAATCCATTTTTTGACTTTCAACAACACTTAATAATTGTTTAAAAAGTGGATAAGGTAAAAAATTCTTTACTATTTTTATCACTCGTTTGCCTCTACATATAATTCTTTTGTAAAGTCTTTTAATTTTTTTCGGTCTAAATCTGTATCAATCTGGTCAATATAATTGTTTAGGAAAGTCATAGTATCCTCTCCTTGATCTAGTATATCTGATCTTACTGATTGTTTAATATCTATCGGGTCTTCTATTATTTGTAATTCGTGTACATTGGTATTAGTATAAAATTTTTCTACAAGTCTATTATACATTTCTTCATTTGTTTTATATGATACGAATAGTTTAACAAAACAATTCTCGTATGGTGTTAAATCAAAGTTAGTGTAGTCCGTTGTTCTATCATCATATATTATCTTTTTAAATATAGCAAGGTCATTAGGTATTCTTTCTAACTCTCTTGTTTCTGTATCAAAGATATGGAATCCTTTAGGACAATTATGATCTGACCACATAATTTGATATTGTGTACCAAGATAGTAAATAAGTCCGTCATCTGATTTTTTATGAAAGTGTCCAGACATAACTTTTTCAAATCTTTTAAATTGTTCTCTATCTAAACCGTGTTCGTTCATATGACCTTTGTGCATTTCAAATCCTTTTATTTCTAAATGACCAAAACAAATATCAGCAGTAGAGTTGTCTATTGCATAAATTGAGTCTTCGTAATTGTCATCACAAATCCAAGGTAAGAATAACATACGACAACCACCTAGTTCTACTTCTTTAGGACCATCATATATCCAAGGTTCATTTACTCCATCAAAAGATGTACACAATTGTTGAATTGCGTTTACTTTGTTTGTGTTCTTGTAATAAGTATCGTGGTTACCTAATATAATATGTGTATCAATTTTTAAATCCCATAATCTTTTCCAAAATTTCTTTTGAAAATTATGAGCAGTTTGAAAGTTAATAAACTTTCTTCTATCAACCACATCACCTAAATGTATTAATGTATCTATCTTATTTTCTATAATGTACGGAAAAAACAATTCATCATAAAAACGATTTTGATAATTTATAAAAGCAGGTGAGTCATTACGGCAACCAAAATGTGTATCATTTAGTAGTGCTATTTTCATAACCCATAAAGTAATCTAAATTACTCTTTGTTTTCTTCTTCCTCTTTTTATTCTTTTTCTTTTCTAATTCGTCTGCAATTTTTTGCTGTTCTTCAACAGGCATATTCTTTTTAAGAAATTCTGTAAATTGATTTTTAAACTCTTTGTCTTCACCTGGTTGTAAGGTCATATCATCATAGTTTGATTCTGTAATAAGTCTATTCTTTATTGTAACTTGTTTCTTCTCTTTCTGGATTCTTCTTACAAAGGCATAATATATTATTTGCGTGAAATATGCAAATGGATTGTTTGATGTTTTGGGATTAAAGTTATCTAGGTATTGTAAACAATTCTCTATACCATCACTAATCATATCGTCCCTAAATGTATAATTAATAAAATTAGGTCTGTATGATAGATGATTCGCTATCTTTAAAAAACAACTGCCGATATAGTCTGTAACAGGTGGTTTCGGTTTCTTTTCTCTTTTTGCTTTATTAACTGCTTTTTTATAACCAATCATAGCAGTAAGAAACTCTTTGTTATTTACATAATGTTCTTTTTTTGTAGTTTTTCTCATAAGTATAATATAACACCTTTCAATAAAAATGTCAATGTTTTCCCGAAAATTCGGTTAAATTTTTGCTCTAAATGAGCATTGACTTTTTGAAAAATTTGTGTATAATGGAGCGTGTAGCGAGGTGCCGAGGAGAAATAGCTATACTATTATTAATGGATAGTTTTCTCAAAATCATCTTCATCAAGTTCATCAAATAATTCATTTACTTTTTCATTCTGTTCGTCCGATAATTTCTGTGTTTTGTAGTTTTGTTGTCTAACTGGCATAGGTTTTTTATTCCAGTCAGCAGCAATAGTATGATAACTAGTTGCCATTTCCAATGACGCATTTGTTATAGTCATAATCTTATTTTTAGGGATAGTTATCATTTTGTCTGGAGTATAAGCACACCATTTAATTAATGCGATATAATCTTTAAATCCAGTTAATGTCATTTGAGGAACATACTTAATTAAAAGAGGTTTTTCTAACCTCAATAATTGTGAGTTCTCTGGTAGTTGTTGTTGACCAGTTGGTAATACGGTCACAACATCTTCCCCACTAACTAGTTTGATTATTTTTACATTAATGACAGGTTTATTTTTTATGTCTTGTGGTTGGTGCATATTTATTTTAACTCCACATTATGGATTTCGTAATTGAAATCTTCCTCGTTGTAAATATTTATCCTTTCTCGTAAGTGTGAAAGGGTATAATTTTCTTTTTCATTGTGAGTTAAATCATCTGCAATATCATATAAAGTTGCATTTGATTTATTATCTTTTAATCTTAATCCTCTACCAATTGATTGTAAGTTTCTTATCCTAGATTTGCTAGGACTAGAAAAGATAATGTTATGCAAGTTCCGAATATTAATGCCTGTACTGAAAGTCCCATAACTTGCAACGATAATAGCGCCGTCAGAAGATTCAGTAATTTTTCTGATTTCTTCCCGCTCGTCTGTATCCACTCCACCGTGGACATAAAATACTTGTTTGTCAACAACTTTTCTTTTAATTGATTCATAAAGTTCCTTTCCGTGCTTCTCTACATATTGAAATAAACATAATGTATTTCCTTGTAAATCTGAAGCAAGGTTACAGATATATTTATTCCTCTTTTCGTTCTTTACCAAATAATCCATTTCTTCTTGGTATGTTTTACCATACATAAACTCTCTTGCCCCTTTATCGTGTTGTAAAATTAAACAGAAAATTTTTAAATCAGCAAGTTGTTTTTTCTCTTGTAATTCTGTTGTTGAGGTTACCTTACTTACAGCACCAAACAATCCTTCTAATACAAGTTTATGTGTTTTAGTTCCATCTAAAGTACCAGTTAGTCCTACTCTATACTTACAATCCTCTAACTTCGTCATTATCTTTGTTAATGAAACTGCCTTAAATAAATGTGCCTCATCTCCAAACACAGCACCAAATTGTTTAAACCATTTTTTAGGAAGATTATATATTGATTGCCAAGTAGATATAACTACTCTTTTATTAGTGTCTTTATCGTGTCCTTGATATATTCTATGTACATTGCGATCACTATTATAACCATAATCTTTAAAGTCTTTATATAATTGTTCTACTAAAGATGTTGTAGGTACTATAATTAATATCTTATCATTTTTCTTTTCTTTTAATCTCAATAGATTGTATATCAACATTAAATAAACAATTAAAGATTTACCAGAGGCAGTCGGTGATAGTAACAGGCACCGTCCTTTTTTAATTGCGTGTACAAACGCTTCCGCTTGGTAATCTCTAATGGTAATTTTAGGTATTTTTAATGCTTTTAGAAATCTATTTGTATCTTCAGCACTCATTGGAACATCTTTTATTTTAGTTCCATCTACAATTTGAACATCATTTTTATTACACCAATCTACTATGTAAGGATATAATCCTGCATATATTTGACCAGTTGCATAACTGAATAATCTAATCTTACCGTCCCAAACTCTATTTCTATATTGGGGCATAAACTTAAAACCAGGCACTTCAAAGGTAAAGTATTCGCCTAATTCTCTACGAATATCAGCGTCCGCTTCTATCTTTAAATAGACTTCGTTCTTTTTATCTATGATTAGGTATCTTGTGGTTGTCATTATTAGATAGCGCCACTAGTAAACTTTCTCCAGTCAATGGCGTTCTTAATAGTAAATGTTCTATTACTAATTTGTCTTAATGTTCTATCTAAAAAATCTATAATTGTTTCCAAGTATTTTACTTTTTGATTTGCTTTAATCCACTCGTCATCTGACTCAATATACTTGTCAACATCTGCTTTTAAAATTTTTAGATTGAAAGGTTTTAATTGATATACTGCTGGGTCTGCCTTACCAGTATAATACTCCCACTTATCTCTTTTGATTCGTGTAAAATCATCTTGCGCTCTAGTTAATAACAACTTAAATTTTGTTAAGTGTTTTAAATATTTGTTGTGTAGTTGAGGTGTTTTTAACGATTCTAAATCTAGTTCAGTATCGTTAATGTTTAAATCTTTTTCTGCTAGTTCTTGTAATTGTTCTAAATCCATAATATATCCATAATAACATAAACCGACCAAAAAGTCAATGTTTATGAGGTTGTAATACTTGTTCTACTTGCGTTGGTTGGGGCAAAATCATATATCTTATAATCAAAGGTCACCGTTGCTGTTAAGTAATTTGTATCACTTGCTTGTTGATCGTATGACAAAGAAGATAGAGATATAGGGAAACAATCCTGAAATCTTACCTCGGTTACAGGATTATTTTTACTTGTTAATATGTTAAGTGTTGCGTCTGAAAATATAGCACCAGTATTAGGAGCAGCAAACTTTGATCTTCCTGCGTCACCTAATTTACTATTTTGAGATGTAGGGAATCTGTCTGCCCCACTATCTAATAGTTTTTTAAATTCTGCGTGTCCACCAGGGAATCCTAAACCTCTTAACCAACCGTGTATTTCTTGGTAGTTCTCTAAATTTTCATCTACTAAAAATGTCATAGATAAAGGTTCGTATCTTAACTTTTCTCCAGGTAAAGGTATATCTCTAAATGGTGTAGGTTGCGTATAGTTATCTGCTATACTAACACCTGGCAAATTTACCTGTGTACAAAAGTATTCTACTTTAGGTAACTTAATAATACTAAATTTAAACTTTGTAGGATCAGCATAATCCTGTTTAGTAGGTTGTCTGCTTTGTGAGTTAATAGTTGTCATAATACTATTTATCTGTTGTACTATCTACTTCTTGCCACTCTTTTTCAGTTGCTTGTTGTTCTAACTTTCTTTCATTTTCTGTTAAAACACTTCTCTTTTTCTCTGCTTCATCCATTTTTTGTTCAATGTTTTGCAAAGGATTAGGGTCTTTTTTAGGGTGGGTTACATATGCCAATGTCAATATAATAAAAGCAAAGACAAATATGTAAAGATATTGTGTAAGTATGTTCTTCATAACTTTATTTATATATCATTTTTTAAACACATAATACATTCTCTTGTTTCTACTATTATTACTTTCTATTTCTTCACCAAATTGTTGTCTAAATTCTGTTAACATTATATTAGTGTGTATTGCCCTAGGAACCAAATCTAATATGTGAGTTTCATAAACCATAATACCATCAGGTTTTACCAAATCATAATGATTTTTAACAATCTGATATTCATTTACTTTATCATTATCCGCAATTTCTTTTGTTACAGCAAATGAAAATACCACATCATAAGTTTCATTTGATTCTGTTATAAATTCTTTAAAACTTTTTTTAATCCAACTTACATTGTCAGATAATTTAGGTGCCTCTACAAAGGGTTCTACTGCTGTTATATGTTTAAAATCTTTTGATAATTCTACAACAAACTCTCCTTGATTGGCGCCTATGTCTAATAGTGTCTTGTCTTGTCCTGCAAATCGTTTTAAATTAAGATTTTCAATTCGCCATTTAGCACTATTACTTGTTCCTGCTGTATTTGATTTTTGATAATTGTCCCAATAATTTGTCATTATACTACTATTATTTAGACCAAAAAAAAAGGGCGCCGAAGCGCCCCTTTTCGTAATTAATCGTTAAACAACGACCAACCAATATTACATTATGTTTGCAACTTGTACTCTTTGGTAGTATCTGTTACTATTTGCAGAACCAGCGTGGTTCACAGCAGTAGCAGCACCAGATTGAGCACCTGTTTCAGCAAATGGGTTCGCAACTAGACCATATCTAGTTTTAAATCCAATTTTTGGTTGGAAAGTGTCTTGACCAACTGCTCTAACCATTTGTAATGGAACATATGGGCAGTAGAATATACCAGCGTCATATGGAGAAGTACCTTTGTATCCAACAACATAGTATTGTTTAGCAGCACTATTAGCTGAATATGGATCAATGTACACTTTGAATCTTCCGTTTAATGTACCAGCAAAAGTATTGCCTGTGTCATCAACAGAAAGGTTATTGTTTAATGCAGGAGTGTAATCTAAAACACCAGCCATTTGAAGCGCACTAGCAACATCAGCAGAACAGATAATTAAATTACCTTTTCCTCTTCTTGTTCTTTGTGCAATTCTATTAGCATCTCTCTCTAATTGGAACATAAGTCCTTTGAATCTCTCAACTGACCATCTTCCGTTTGAGTCTGTGTCTAAATCAAAGATACCAGCTGTAGTTGTGTTAACAGCAGCACCTTT